TGAGTTCTACCTTTCGCATCGCGCCGAGATGGATGCCGGTGCGGTGGTATCGTGGGAGCACCGCATCAGAGACGGGGAGCTGTCGGCCCTGCAGACGGCGGAGAACCTGCTGATCGAGACCGGAGACCAGTTCTTTGCGGAGTACCAGAACGCCCCGCTTGTGCAGGGAACTACGGTCTACACGCTCACGCCGGAGATTGTCGTCAGCCGCACGACCGACCGCAGACCGGGTGTGGTGCCGGACTGGGCATCGACCATCATCGCCGCGACCGACGTTAATCCATCCTATGCTCTCTCGACGACTATCACCGCGTTTGGCCCGGATCAGGTCGCCGCCGTGCTGTGGTACGGCACGCACAAGCTCACGGTCGCCGCCGAGACGCCGGAGATCGAGAAGCGGCGGCTGATCCACGAGGCGCTTGCCGCGCACGGGCGTCAGCTTGCAGCGCTCCCGTGCCGCCCGAATTCGTGGATCATCGACGGCGGCGGATCGCCGGAATCAACCGTTATTGCTTTTGCTGCCTCGGCACCGCAGATTTGCGGGCTGCAAGCCGCGTGCGCGTTCGGCCGCGGTTGGAAGCAGTATCGCCCGACCTCCCGGGCCGGGCACCGCGTATTGCCGGGCGAGCAGGCGCACCGCGTGATCGAGCGGCGGGACAGGCAGTGGATCGTCTGGAACGCCGATTTTTGGCGCGAGGTCGCTCAGCACGGATGGACGGGTGAGCCTGGCGCACCCGGGTCATGCTCGCTCCCGGCAGGCAATCATGGCGATTTCGCCGACCAGATTTGCCGGGAGCAGTTGGCGGGAAAAGACGAGGTGGCCGGGCGCATGGTCTGGATCTGGAACACGCTTCCCGGCGCGCATGACTTTGGCGACTGCATGGCGATGGCTTACATGGGCGCGTCGTGGGCTGGCATCGGCACGGGCGGTGTGCAGGCCGCACCTAAGGCCGTCGCGCATGTGGCGATCAGGAAGCCTGGCAGACGTGGATTTTAGCGGACAAATGGGAGGCAGAAAATGAAGAATTGCAGCAAGTGCGAGCACCGCGTGGAATTGAACCCGCAATATCAGAGCATGGCGTGGGAGGAGTTACCGTGCGCGCATTGCAGCATCCCATCGTTGCATGATGACGCGCCGTCGACTCGCATGGTGCTCATGGAGCCGCAAAAGATGGCCCGCATTTACGAGGCCGAAGGGTTTGCCGCCAAGCCGCTGATGCGCCTCAAAACCCACGAGGCTATATTGGATCTGGTGATGAAGATACGCGACGCCGTCGACCTGAAGATTGTCCAGACCATCATCCGCGACAGGGACGCGACGCAGGCCGAAATTGCCGACGCTGTCGGCCTGACTCAACAGGCGGTATCGGCCAGGCTCAGGCGGATGCGGTTGTAAGATAAATCGAGCATTTGTTGGCCTTTTTGCGCAGAATATAGAATCTTGCTTGTAAGACAGCCCTAGTAGTAGGGGGACGCCGCGCCTTCCTCTCCTCCCTCCCCTCTCCTGCCCGGCGCGCGCCCCCTCCTATTTATGGCGGTGACTCTTAATTATTTGCCGGCGTCGATTATAGGCGGCGAGACCATCATGGTGGCCGCCGCAAACCCGTTCGGCGGCGGGCGCGACATCATCCTGGCCGGATACTCCCCGGCGACACCGGCGACGCTATCCTATCACTTCCAGGGCGCCACTCCGCTAACGATTGCGGCAGACCCAAACAGCGGCAGCACCGGATGGACGCTGACCGTTGCGGCAGCTGAGACACTGACGCTCGGGCCGGGGCCGGTCGCCTTCGCGGGCGTCCTGACCATCGACGGCGCTACGAAGGTCGTTGACACAGGCATCATCCACGTTCGCCCGTCGCCACTGCGTGTGTCCTCATGGCTGGCCGTTGTCGCCGCCATTGACGCGGCGCTGCTGACGGCGGCATCCAGTCCGAGCGGGTCAATCTCCATCGACGGCATGTCGATCAGCTACAGGTCGCCCGACCAACTGATCAGATTGCGCGACTATGCGGCTGGCATGGCGGCGCGTGAATCCGCAACGGGCACGATGGGCGGCGGCAGGATCATCCGCACGAGGTTCCGCACGCTATGAGATTCCCTTTCTTCAGAGCCAGGGCCAAGACAAGCGGGCGCGGCGGGATGCGAGCATTCCATCAGACGCGCGGGTTTGCGGCGGCTCAGACCGACAGACTGCTGGCCGGGTGGCGCTATGATGGCGGATTCACGGCGGGCGACGTCTCCGCGTATCTCGCCACCATCCGAGCCCGGTCGCGGCAGATGGCGAAGGACAGTCCACATTATAAGCGGTGGCTCGATCTGTGGGTCACCAACATCGTCGGCGAAGGGTTTTCGCTAAAGTCAATGCCGCACGACGGCGGATCACTCGACCGGCGCCTGGACATTGCCGCCGCAAAAACGATCGAAAATCACTGGTGGCGATTCTGCACGTTGCGCTCCCCGTCCGGGCAGACCTATTGCGACGCGTCTGGCCGCAAGACGATGGCGGAGATGGACAGGCTGCTTGCGCGCACATGGGCGCGTGACGGAGAGTATTTCGTTTTGATCACCCGCACGGATGCAAATCCCTACGGCATCGAGTTCCAGATTATCCGTCCAGACCTCTGCGACGAACGTTACAACCTGGCCGACACCGGCAAGGGTACGTCGATCCAGGCTGGCGTCGAGAAGATCATCACGACAGGGCGCCCGGTCGCCTACTGGTTCAAAACAACCGCCACAAACCAAGCTAGCGCATATTCGGCTGGGCAGCCGCTGGTCAGGATCGGGGCGGACAGGATCATCCACGGCTACACGCAGCAAGACGAGGATCAGCCGCGCGGAATCCCTCACGGTTACGCGAGTTTGGTCAAGCTCAAGATGCTCGACGAATACGACCGCGCGGAACTGACCGCCGCGCGCGACGAGGCTTGCAGCGTGCGCACCTACTACGCGCCGGTTGGCCAGGAGAACGCAATAGCCGACATTGCAGCGCCGGAAAATGCGCATGTTGCCAACGCGCTGCTGGCGGATAAAGAGCCCGGACAGGCCGAGATTTTGCCGCTCGGCTACAAGCAAGAAATACACACGCCGCAACATCCCAACCGCGAGCTGACAGCGTTTAAGAACAGCATGGGCCGCGACATTGCGGGCGGGCTCGGCGTAGAGTATTCAAATTTTTTCAACGACTGGTCTGGCGTGTCATTTTCTTCGGTTCGCGCCGGGACGATCAGCGAACGCGATATGTGGATCATGTTCCAGGACGACATGATCTCGCAGCTCAAGAGCCGCATGTTCTTGGCCTGGCTCCGCGCGTTTCTGGAGTCGTCGGAATCCGGCGGGCTGCCTGTCGAGAAGTATGACAAGTTCTCCGAGCACGAGTTCCGGGGCCGCCGATGGCTCTGGGTCGATCCGCTCAAGGACATCAAAGCCGCAGAAACCGCCGTGAAGAACGGCTGGAAAACCAACCAGCAGATCAGCGAGGACTACGGCGGGGACTATTACGACAACATCGAAGAGATCAAGCGCGAGGAAGCCGCCGCGAAAGGAACCGCGCTGGAAAGGACGAAGGCGAATGAAGCGCAACAAGGATAAGAAGCCTGAGATGCAGATCAGAGCCGCGACACTCGAGGTGCGCGCTGCTACTGACGAACAGGCCGCGTCAATTCGGATGTCGGTATCCAGTGAGGAGCCGGTTCTGACCTACGGCTGGTTAAATGACCAGTTCCAGCGATTCTGGGAAATCCTCGATCACACACCGACGTCGATCGACCTCTCCCGCGCGAAGGATGGGCTCGTTGTGCTCGACCGTCACTACGGCGATCAGATCGGCCTGATGGATGTCGAGATTGACACCGCCGCGCGCAAGCTGGGCGGTACGGTTGAATTTTGCTCCGGCGCGCGTGCGCAGGAGATTGCGACGGATGCGGCCAAGGGGCTGCGGAGAAACGTCAGCGTTGGCTACGTTGTCGATCACCGCAGTTACGTTCTCGAAGGCGAGCGCGATGGAGTCCCGGTGGTTCGGGCGAAATCGTGGATGCCGTTCGAGGCGAGCTTTGAGCCGGTTCCGGCAGACGCTACGGTCGGCGTGGGACGCGCCGCCGATTTGACCAACAACACGGACGCGGGAAACAACCCCGCCGACCAAAAGAAGGGAAACACAATGGATGCCAAGCAGATGGCCGCGCTCTACGCGCGCGCCGCAGAGTTCAAGGT